CCGACAAGCTGCTGCATGTCCACCGTCATGGATTGCAGTTCGATTAGCAACTTGTCTTCGTCCCATCCGGCATTCAGCGCTAGCTTATTGTCTGCGATCACTAGCGCCCTGCGCCGGTTATCATCCAGCCCGGTGACAACCACTGCCGGAACCTGATCCAGATTCAGCTTGCGCGCGGCCAAGACGCGGCCATGCCCAGCTATCAAGTTGTTCTCTTCGTCAATCAGGACCGGGTTCGTGAACCCAAACTCCCGGATGCTGGCGGCTAGCTGGGCCACCTGCTCGTCCGAATGCGTTCGGCTGTTCATTGCGTAGGGGATCAAATCCTCCACCGGGATCAAAATGTTTTCGTAGAACGTAGTCATCAGTTCACCACCGGCTTTGCAATAAGACCGCTCGCCCACATATCGCGCAACGCATCTGACGTACCACTTGAGTTCTTGGCAGCGCCGTTGATCGTGCGCGGGTCAGAATCGGTCTGGTTCAGCGACATTGAGCGGATTACCGCCATCTGTCGCCGCTCTAAAGTATCAATCACTGCCAACAGCGGGTTGGGGACTACCGTCCCGCGCTTGTTTTCTACCAGCACGCCTGATCGGTCAAGCGTATTTTGTTGTTGGCGAATGTCCGCCTCCATGCGAACGACCTTGGCTAGCAGTAGCAAATCCATGTCCCGCCAATCCTCCCTCGCGCGCGCGCGCGTGAACTGGTTCCAAATCACATGCTCTTCGTCGCTACGCAGTGTTATGCCTTCCGGCAATGGGATATTTCCCATCGATCCTTGGAAGCCTGCCACGGCTGCGGTGGTTGAGTTCTTGTCGGTGCGTGATTTCATAGGTTATTTCCGTAAACGCAATGCATTTTTTCCCCACAGCCGGTTTGGGATTTGGCTGAAATAGTTTCTACCCCTCCCCCTCCCGTTGCATCACGTCTCCGATTCAAGGATGATCGCCTCCATGTCCACCGATACCGCGCCGATACCGTTGGAAACTTTGGCCAGAACGCCGATGTCGGTGAGTTCAGTGATTTTGATTGGGGCTTCAAACTGGATGCTAATAGGACGCGCCACACCAATAAATTCTTGCACCTTGTAGATCGGCTTATAAGGCGCTGCCGTGTCGAGTATGCCGCCACGCCGGAGGATCAAGAAGTCGGTTGTCTTGCTCAGGTCCACATTGATCTGGATGCTGCTGATCATGCCAACATGATTGCGAGGGATTGTGATTGATCCAATGCCGGTGACGCTGGCAGGGAATCCGTTCAACTGGATTTCCGCCCAATCCTGCGTACCTGCCGCATTCTCGATTGTGATGTCGCCAATGTGCGACCCGGCATTTTGCGTGCCATAGGTGCCGGTATCCACGACCGCCGCTTCATATAGGCGGATAAATTGCGCATTAGTTGCGACCGATGCCGATGCGCCCGCAGTTGCAACAACCTCGCTCACCTCATCCCCGCTTGCATTAATGCCAGTCAGTCGGATGGATCGCGCTCCTGCACCTGCTGCCGTGTCAGCTGCATTGCCGCCCGCCTTGATCCGCAGCGCCGTTGCCGACCCTACTTGTGGCGTCCGATAAACGCCAATGTCGGAGACTGGCGTGTAGGAAGTTCCGCACGCCACGTTGCGCCCGAATTGATGCCGGATGCGCGCAAGTTGGATGTTGTTGCGCGTTAGTTGATGACCCCATGGCAGGGAATTTTTATAGCGCTGTTCCATCATTTTGCTCCCGGATGCTTGGGATCGACGGGCCAGCCATCCGCGCCAATAGTTGCATCATACCCCTTGACCTCCTCCGATTGGATCGCGCCAGAGTGGCATTGCCAACACACGGCTTGCAAGTTGTCCAGATCGTGGAACAACTCCAAGTCACCCTTGTGCGCTTCGATGTGATGGACCACTGCCGACCGCGGGGAGCGCCGCCCGTTGGTCAGCATGACCTTGCACCGCTGGCACTGGTAGCCGTCACGGGTCAACGCCTCACGCCGCAAGGCTGCCCAGCGCTTGGTGTAGTAAGGGCGGCGGTACTCGCGAGCTTCGGCTGATCTAGGTTCCTCATCCATAAAAAAAGCCTCGCCGCGGCAAGAGCGACAAGGCCAAGTTCAGGGAGGAAACATGCAAAGCATTTCACAAAAATATCCAAACGTAAAGGCCTAACATCTCGCGCCGCATCGGTACCGGTATCGGGTATAGACCCCCTACGGGGGTCTTAATACCTACCGATACCGGACAACCTCGCCTTGTCACCCGGTACCAAAAACTATGATACCGGTTAGGTACCATCCGATACCGAACCTTTTTTCTGCGTTAATAACAATGACTTAAGAACCTTATCCACTAGATACCAGCCGGTACCGGAGGCCTCTATGACCTGGGCCTGAAGTAAGAAGCCAATCAGCTTGGTATCGACCGACGGCTTTGCATAATTTGCCGCGCTGGCCTGCGTCAATCCGCGGCTCTCGACGTAAAAATTAACGACGTCATCCCGCGAAACGAACGGACTGCCGTCATGAAGATTCGCACCACTATGCCACCAGCAGGCTTCAAAATCCTTCTGCAACTTAATGACCTTGGTGTCTTTCTTTCCGTCCACTGGTGCCTCAGCCCTGGTCAGTACTGCACTGGTAACCGGGTCGCCATCCTCATCCAACCAACCAGAAATAGGCACGGTGTCCAGTGTGCCATAGACCGGATCAGAGACTTCCGCATCCTTGCTCTTCCGCTGTATGATTTCAATCGTCTCACCGGGAACCACACTGATCTCAATGTCGAGCGCTCCACGCCAAGCTGACGATCCTCTTGCCCGGTGCTGCGCCTCGGCATTCACGCCGGTATGGTGGACCAGGATCACGCTGGAACCAAATTCCTGGATGAGCGCCCCGCAAGCGTCCAGCATGGTCTTGGCGTCGGTGGCTGAGTTCTCGTCTCCGTCCAGAAACCTATGCAGCGTATCGACCACGATCACGGCTGGCGTGACGCCCAAGGCACGGATCGCGTCGGCGGTCTTCTGATAACCGGCAGCAATAGACCACCGGGCCCGGCCGGACCTTGTTGCCGTGCCACTCGGCAATCGCGCCCTTGCTGGCAATGCTCAGGACTTGGTCGAGGACAAGGAACGTCTTGCCACCGCCGGACGGGCCATGCACCATGATCAGCGCATCGCTCTGTATCCAGCGCTTAACCAGCCACTTGATCGGCGCGGGCTCCTTGGCAAAATCATCGGCAGGAATGAGCCAATCGTCTACCGGCGGAAACAGGAGGCCATGCAGATCGTGACCTGCCTGCACGTAGTCATTGGCATCGCCAAGCTCTGACGGCATGACAATCCTGGCACCATGCTTGGCGGAAGCTTCGTCGGCCTTGTTGCGGCCAACCCCGCTTGCGTCGTTATCGGCCACCACCACAATATCCTGCTGCGCACCATGCCGCTCGCGTAGCTGGCGGACCACCTCCGGTAGATTGTTGGCGCTGTAGGCGATCACCACCGGGCGGCTGCTGACCTCATGTATTGTTGCGGCTGTGGCAAAGCCCTCGGCCACAAAGATCGTCCCGCCATCCAGATCGCCAAGCGTCCAAGAGCATCCGCGCGTGACCGCACCAGGATGATAGCGCTTATCATCGCCAATATATTGCAGGCTGGAGAGATTGCCGGCGACATCAAAGAGCGGCACAATCAACCGGCCATCGCCAGTAGCCCTAACACCGTTCGCTTGTATGCATTTTTTCTTCAAATACGGATGATCGGGGCTCGCGGCGATGGCGCTTGCCCAAATGTCTGCGACGGTCTCAGCGGCCACCTCAGCCTTGCGCTGGCGCTCTTCATCGCGTCTGGCCTTGGCCTCAGACTGTCGCCGGACAATGGCCATTTGCTCGACGGCTGATAGCTCCCGACCGACGTCAGCGCGGAAAACCACGTCCATCTGGTCCCGCCAACAGCCGAACCGCCCGGCTACCGGCTCATCGGGAAATGCTACATACCAACCACTATCGTCACGGGATCTGCCTTTGGTAGAAAACCGATG